GACGAAGTCTTCCACAAAGGTCGTAAGTATGCTATTTATTACAGGTATTACCATACCGACTTTGGCACGGCTTCCGATAATCGGGCTACTTAGATCGTCATTTGCGTTGCTGTCGTATGTTATTTGGCAGGACTTAGTGGTGAACTCAGTAGCAGACCCTACGAAGTCAGCGTCATAGATGTCAACCGTGACACCCGCCCCGTTCAAATCGTAGAATGTGCTATAAAGTCTCCTTGCCATTATCTAAACCGTTCGTTTTTATTTTGTGTTCTTTCGAGTACCAAAACCAAGTCCGTACCTCGTACCGTGAATTCACCGCCTACCGTTACGCCGCCGCCCCCCATGCCCGAAAGCATTGCGTTTGTTTTTGGCGTTGGGAATACCTGAGAGCCTCGTGGAAGGTTGATAAGCTCCGGCCCTTGCTCACCTACTAAGGCTGTGCCGCCGGGAGCGTATGCAGTGCCACGGGCGAAAGGTGTTGCCGCAATGGTTGCTATCTGCGCGGCCCCCGCGATAGATGCCGCCACAATAGCCGGTACATTAAAAGGTGGTGGGGCTGAAGCGATGGCCTTTGTGATCGCTACCGCCGTGTTAACCGTCGCTTCTGCAATAGCCAAAGCCTTTTTCCTTCGCCCTTCTTTCTTTTCAATCTGCGCTATTTTAGCGGCTAACGCCTCTTTAATTTGTGCCTGTTTACCTGCATTCCCCTCGTATAAAAGTAGCTGAGCGTTTGCCTTTGCCGTTTCCGCTGCAATTTCTGCTTCTGCATTTTTCTGGAATGAAGAACCCAAAATATTAGCAGTAGCGTCTGCGATGGTTTGCGCCGCCCCGATGTATGTGTCTTGCCACTGTTGTGCAAGGGCTTTTTCTGCTTCCAGGTCAATGCCGCTCGTGAAGTCTCCAATCTCAACAGGCTTTAAATCCAGGGTGCGCTCTGGTATTTTACCATCACCCCCCGCCAAATCTGCAATGCCGCCTCCTCCCTCTTTCCTTATTATGTTTATTTCTATGTCGGTCGGCTTAACTGTTAGCGCGTCAAGCTGGCTTTTTAGGTTTTTCACCTCTACTGATGCTGGCTTAAATCCTGCATCAATAAGCCGCTCAATACCTTTTTGTAAAGCCTCGATCTTTGCCTCGTCAGCGTCGTCACCAATTAAACTGGCTTTTATAGACGAGTTTTTAACATCCTCTAAAACGTCCTTTAAGGTTTTTAGCTTTTCTTTTGCTTCATCACTTGCCCCGCCTAAATCCTTATACTCATCAACAAGGTTTCCCGTTGCCGCCGCGTTTAAAGCTAATTCTGTGGCCCGATTTTGTAACGCAGCTTGCTCTGCGAGTAGCGACGTTTTAAGAGCGTTGCTATTTTCCGCAAAATTTTTGGACTGCTGTGCAGCAAAAAGCAATGAGTTGCCGCCTGACTTGATAATATTACCAAGCGTCTCAAGTGTGGATGGTTCAGCGGCCTTATTAACATCTCTTAATCCTGTGGAAATTTCTTCAAGCCGCTTGTTTAGGCTGTTTAATTCAGCAACGTTTAGTAGTTCTGCACCATATCTTTTTGTGGCCTCTGTTAGCTTGTCAACATCACCCTTGCCCGCCCGCAAGCCTCCAAAGTATTCAGGGGAAATCTTGTTTAACGCCTTTAGTATTTCCTCTTTTTGCTTCAGCGTCGTTCCTTCGGCCTTGTACGCCGCCACCAATGTATCAACCTCGCTCTTTTGGCCTTGTATGCTGTCTGCGGCCTGCTTTTGGATGTTAAGCAGGGATTGCTGCGCTTTTTCAGCATCGGTTAACTGTGTTTGATACTCATTGAACGCGCTGGCAAAAGCCAGAACCGCCGCAATTACCCCCACTAGGATAAACGCCCGCGTTGCAAGATTCAGGGCGTTAAAGGCCGCAATTACGGGCTTGATAGCGCCTACCATTGTCGCCCACCCGCTGACTAATTGCGAGCCGAAAATCTTTATTGCACCGTAGCCTTTTAAGATCGGCCCTGTGGCAATGGCTATACCTGCCAGTGAAAGTATCACGGTTTTGATTGGTCCAGGTAGCGCCCCAAAAGCCTGAGCTAAAACAAGCACAGCCCCGCTCACTGATTCAATAGCGCCCGTAACATCGAATGCTTCATTGATAGCAAATCCTACCTTTGCCGCGCTTTGTTTCAGGCTGTCAATGGCGTTTCCTATGCCGTTTTTTATGCCACCCTCAACCCGTGGCAATGCTTCGGCAGCTTTTGTGATTTGCAAAACAAACTCTTTGCCCGTTATACCCATTGCCCGGATTGCTTCAACAGATTGCGTGCCAAACGCCTTTTGCATCAACTGAGCAAGGCCGGGCATGTTTTCCGACAAAACGGAAACGTCCTCTTGCAATACCCGCCCCTTTGAAGTCATTTGGGCAAATTGCCTTGTCACCGCGTCCAACTCTTCAGCACTGCCGCCTGTGGATGCAATGGCGTTACCCATTTGAATAAGTACCTGCCGTGCCTCTTCAGCCGCAAAGCCCACCCCTTGCAAGCGTACCGATCCGCGTACCGCCTGCTCAACTCCTAATCCTGGATTCTTTGCCGCCTCTGTCAGCTTATCCAACTCCTTCGCCGCCGCGTCTGCCGTCCCTAACTGTGACTTTAGAGCCAAAGTAAGACTTTCAATGTCCCCCGCCGACTTAATAGCAGCAACCCCAAACGCTGCCAATGGCAATGAAAGGGACATAGTAAGTTCGCTGCCAATGCTGGAAAGACGCCGGCCACTGTTGCGCATCTGTCTTTCAATATTGGCCAGGCTCTTTTCGTCGAAAAGTAACCCGACCCGTACATTAAGTTGCTGCGCTGCCATTTTGTGCGAGTAGTTTAGCCTCCATGTATTTTGCGTACACTTCTGGCTGTGTGATTCTTAAGATTTCATCCGCTTCATCGCTGAATTTCTCCAATGATTCACGGCTTTGTGGCACAAATTGCGGAACATCTTGCTCCCACGGGAACTTGCACACGTCAGATGGCTTTCTGATCTTATTCTTGCTATCTACGGTCTTATAGACGGTATAGGAAATGAATCGCGTCTGCTCCCAGCTTAACCGCATTTCGTTGGTCTTCGCCCTTTGCCGCGCCGAAAGAAAACGGGGTGTTGATTCCCAAAATTCCCTTTCACTCATTCCGCAATAAGCGCCTAATTCAATCAGATTTTGCCAATCTAAGCCTGCCCCCTTATAGCTTTCAGGGGCTTCGTCTTTTTTTCTGTTTCGCCCTCCCGTGCTGGTTCAAAGCTGGATTCAAACATTTCGGCGGCTTTCTGCAAAACCCCCATGTCGTTACCAATCCATTCAGCAACATCTTCAGGGGTGTACTTTACTTCCTGCTTTTCGTATCGCGTTCCCGCGCATAGTCCAGAAAAAAGCAAATCCACCATTAAAGATACCGAGGCTTGACCACCTTGCATGGCTGCGAAATCTGTAAGGGCATTGCGCCCCGTCCTTTGCTCGTACTGATATAAAGCAGCAAAACCAAAACGGACGGGGCGCTCTACGCCTCCTAATTCAATATATTCTGTCATATCGGGAAAAATGTTTAAGCAATTGTAGCCATAGCCAAAGCGCCTGTGCCTTGCAATTCAAAGTCGTATGTCACGGCTTCGTCATTGCCAGAACTGTTAAGCGTCCAGCTTGAAATGTAAGCCGTACCGCTCCATTTGGTGTCTCCGGTTTGCGCCGTTTGGAATACTATTGATACGGAGGTTTGGGCGTCCCATTTGGCGAATATGCCTGTAGATGTGGTATTGAAACCGAGGGTAGCGTCGTCGGCAAAGTTTGCCGACCCTGATGCTGTCCAAGACTTTGTACCTGGAAGGAATGCCGCATTTGCGCCTGAATCCTTGCAAGTGGTCTCGAACATATTGGTAGAACCAGCCAGGCTTACATCAACCTGACAAGTTATCGCAGTTGCACCTGAGTACAACTTCATGTTTTTGGCTAGAACCGTGCCGACTGTTTGTGCCATGTGTTTATGTGTTTGTGTTTGTTATTTGCTTTTATTTTATAGCCTTTGCGCCTTTGAAAATGGGCGATTCTGGTTCTTTAGGCTCATGAGAAACGCATTCGTCAATAGACAATGGAGCGTCTAGCTTGTATTTGAACGCCCGGGCATTGTCGTCAACCTTTTCACATACGCCTTTTGAAATCCGGCGCTCACCTTCAGCGTCAGTGTGTTCTGCAACCCATCCGGGTTCCATGGTATCGCCGTATTCGTCTGTATAGACTTTGATGTATTTTACTTTCATGTTTTTATCTTTTCCCAAAAAATGATGAAATCCAATATTTTCGAACAAGCCGGCTAATCCTAGCGACCGAATCGGATAAAACCGCAGTTTTTACAGAGTTAAGCCCTTTCTCTACAAATTGCTGGGCATTTTGACTTGCACCGTTGCCCGCGTTTATTGTTCCGTCATTCACAAAGTGGGCATAATATCCATCGGCTGCTCCTCCCCATTTTGCGCCCACATATACGCCTGTTTTCGCTCTCCTTAAATTTAAAACCCTAAAAGACCGCTTTAAATTTCCAGGCTTATATGTAATCCGTTCAAATCCGCTTATCCTTGTATGTGCCTTTTTGCCTCTTGGCGCTGCCGACCTAATCGACTGCAATAATGGCTTTGCCGCCGCATTTAGCTCCTTTTTTACCTCCTTTGTAATAGCAGGGCCTAAGCCAGATATGGCATTGATCACCCTATTTAGTTCCGCTTGTAACTGCGCGTCCATTATGCGTTTTTTGCGGCTTTAAGAGCTTCTAAAAAAGCGTAATAAGCCTCTGTGTATGCGTCAAATGGTGGTAAAGAATCGCTAACCTCTTTAAGCTCATTGCTTCGTTCCCAAAAAGCTGACATTTGAGCAATAAGCTGTTCGCCTTTTTCAATTAAATCTTCCATATTTGTGTATTTTTAGTTCTTTGTCGTTAGTTGGTAAGTAGCCTGACGACCCAGCAACAGCCGATCTTCTGAAAAAACATCCTCACTGCCTAAGTATTTGCACGTTTCAGTATTCACCCCACCCGCCGTCGCACTCACAAAGTCTAGTGCCGTCCGAACCGCCAAATCTATCGCATCTAAAGACGTGTAAGCATCCTGCCCAAACTGAATATCTGCCCAATATGTGAATGATACTGTGGATTGGTCGTGGTACGGCCCTCTATCCTTCATATTCGCATCCAAAGGCCGATTCGATACACTGTAAACGATTGCAGGGTAGGAGGCGTTTTGAGGCATTAAAACGGGATAAATTCTGGTTGATACCAGATTCGTGACCGCTATGGTTGCCGATAGTTTTGCGTATATGTAGTTCCCTGCGTTCATTCTACCCGTACGGCTTGTATCACCAGACTTTTTTTATAGTCCGGCTTTTGGATGTACATAATGTCAAAACTTGACCCCTCATAAACTATCCGCATTTTCTCTGTGATCCCGTCCCGATACGCAATATCAAAAGCGATTGCCGTGGATACAATTACCTGATCCGCAAGCACTTGTTCTTCTGATCGCGTATTTTGATAAACGACCTTTGCCCAAACTTCAGCTACCCGCGTCCAAGTCCATATTTCGCCGCCACTCGCAGACCTTGTGGCGGTCGGTTTCTCAAAACGGATTCTTTCCCTCCGTTCGCCAATTTGCGTTTCCTTTGCCATTACACATTGAATCTGTAAAGTGGGTGAAGAATAGCATCACTGTAGCTTGTGCCGTTGTTCAAAGGGTCTTCTCGCTGTGTGTAGGCCCGCCCGACCCTGGACAATATGCCCAATGTCACAAATCGTGGAATGCTGGCAGGCGTTGACCCGTATCCGGCCTCGTAAGTCACCTTTACTGCGTCCGGCCTGTCCGCCAAATCCGTTGGCCATGAAAAGGCAGGCTTTGGAATGATGAAAGCACCGGACTTCATTATTTTG